ACAGGTACGTTTTAGCAGACATATGAATCGTTTATATCTTGATGTTGACTGGGAATCAGATGTAGCAGTAGGCGATTACATTATTGTAGACGCTTATCGCACAGTTGAGCCCGATACACATACAGCGATATATAATGATATGCTTCTTAAGAGATATACAACATCTCTAATTAAACAACAATGGGGTGCAAACCTTATTAAATTCGAAGGCATGCAGCTTCCGGGTGGTGTAACTCTTAATGGACGTCAGCTATACGATGATGCTGTTACCGAGATTAACGCCATTGAAGAAGAAATGCAGCTTAAATACGAAATGCCTCCTGAATTTTATATGGGATAGATCATGCCAACTAATGTATTCTTTTCGCCTAAAGTAAACACTGAGCAGTATATGTTTGAGGACATCATTATTGAGTCCATCAAAATGTATGGCCAAGATGTTTTTTATATGCCTCGCAAGATTGTTCAACGCGATCTAATTCTTGGAGAGGATATAGAATCAGAATTTAACACAGCAAATACCGTTGAAATGTTTATTGAAAACACCGAAGGATTTGAAGGTGAAGGTAATATATTCCAAAAGTTTGGTATGGAAATTCGTGACGAAGCTACATTCATTGTAGCAAAACGTTCATGGCAAAAACTTGTGGGTATATGGAACTCAGATATTAATGATGATAGGCCATTCGAAGGTGATTTAATTTATCTCCCTTTGTCTAAATCATTCTTTGAAATTAGCTACGTAGAACACGAACAACCTTTCTATCAGTTAAGTAACTTACCTGTCTTCAAGTTACAAGCGAGGTTATTCGAATTCAATGAAGAAGAATTTAATACTGGTATCTCTGAACTTGATAGTATTGAAAATAACTACGGCTATCAAGAGGTATTTGAATATGGCTCTATGTCAGGAACGTTTGAGATTGGTGAAAGAATTAAGTATATTTCATCAGCTGCTCAAATAGCGAGTGCTTCTGCTGAAGCTGATTTTGGTGCATCTCGAGGTATAGGACGACTTACTAGTGTTAATGTTATTAATTCTGGATTTTCTTACAGTACTATACCAACAGTTACTATTTCAACACATGACAATAGCAATAAGACGTTAGAAGGTTCTTTATCTAATTCTACTATTACTCAGGATCAAAGTAAGTTTGGTTCATGGTCTGTCCATTCGCCCGATCCTGCAAAATACCACATTACTAATTTAGATAATCATCAACTTGCAGGAACTGTTGAGTTCTTCTTTAAAACGAAAGCTGCTGAATCCTATACTGGAATAATTTCACAGTTTGGTGATTTTAAAATAGAGTTAAGCGGAAATCAGGTAGTAGTTAGTCATAAAAACGATAATGCTTCTGCCGCGTTTACAAATAGTGATTGGAATCATATCAAAGTTTCTGTAGATAATACTGGTGGAACGTATACACATCAAATATATGTAAACGGAACAAGAATTATTAATGGTACAACAGGTTCTAATAGTGTTCTTATTGGCCAAGGTGGACAGTACTTTACAAATAAAGCTGTTAAATTGCAAGGGTTAAATTCTGGTGTTAATGACTTTGGGTCAAATGGAATATATTTCGATGGCTTATCTGTTAATACTACTTCAATTGCTAACTCTACCACAATAAGTGTGCCAACTTCTATTCAAACTAATGATGTAATTAATGATCAATTTAATCCTATTAGTGCTACAGCGACAGCTGTAATGAATGCGAGTAACGGAGTTGCGACAATTACTCTTACGAACAGAGGAAGGTTCTATGAAGCTTTACCTAGTGTTTCTATAACTGCTAGTACTGCAGCTGATATCCCTGAAATAAGTGTATCTGCACAGCTACTAGGAATTACTGCAACACTAATAACTATTAATCAAATCGAAACTTCAGATGGATTATATCATAAGTTTGCTGTAGGTAATACTCTTACTGGAGAAACTTCAGGAGCAACATGCAGTGTTACAAAGGTATATGATGTAGAATCTTCGGCAACGGATAGTACATTTACTACAGATCTTGCAGCACGTAACTTTAACTTTGAGGATGAAGCAGATGATATTATTGACTTCTCTGAATCGAATCCATTTGGAGACGCAACATAATGTTTGGTAATCACTTTTATCATGCAGCTATACGAAGAACAGTAGCTGTATTTGGTACACTCTTTAATGATATTAATGTTTTACGTAAGGGATCTGATGGCAGTGCTAAAAGCATAGTTAAAGTTCCTTTAGCATACGGACCAAAGCAAAAGTTCCTTGCAAGATTAGACCAACAGAGAGATCTTGATGATCCAAAGATTGCTCTTAAATTGCCCCGCATGTCTTTTGAATTAACAGGCTTAGCTTATAATCCTAATACGAAATTACAAAAGGGTATTAAACAAAGCTTTCCTGATCCTTTAGATAATAATAAAATGAAGACAGTATTAGGCCCAGTAGGTTATAATCTGAATGTTCAGTTAAGTATTATGGCAAAGAATCAAGATGATGCTTTACAAATTTTAGAACAAATTCTTCCTTTCTTTCAACCAGATTATACTGTTTCGGTTAAAGAAGTAGATAATAACTTTAGGTCAGATCAACCATTTGTATTACAATCAGTAGCTTTAACCGACGATTACGAAGGTGATTTTACTACTCGTAGAGTTATAATATATACTTTAGATTTTGAAACAAAAGTAAACTTCTATGGAGGTATTGGTACTCAAGGATTGGTTAAGTCTGTAAGCATAGATTATAATAACGAAATATCAGCAAGCACAAAACCAATGGAAAGACAATCAGTAGTTGTTAATCCTTTATCAGCTGCAGAAACAGATGCTCATACTATAGTTGAAACTATATTCCAGCCAGATACACCTGATCAAGTTGTATTTACAGTATCATCTGCTACAGATACTTTCACTGTAGGAGAAGTAATATCTGCAAATAATTCTGGTGCAACTGGAGTTGTAGTAGCATATGTTGATAATAAGTTAACAGTAAAAACAGTGACAGGTATATTTAATACCACAGATACTTTAAGTGGCGGAACATCAAGTGCTACAGCGAGTGTTGATTCATATAAAGAATATTGGAATGATTAATGAGTGATGTAAAAGACGATTATGACTTTGCAAGGGCTAAATATTATAGTCTAGCAGAGAAAGGTGATGAGGCTATCGAGCTTATGCTTGAACTAGCTAGGGACTCTGAACATCCGAGAGCATTTGAAGTTTTATCTAATATGATGAAGCAAAATGCTGAAGTTGCAGATCGCCTAATGGAATTGCAAAAGAAGAAGAAAGATGTAGAAAAAGTAGATAGGGATAATCCTATGTTACCAGGTGGTGGCATGACACAGAACAACGTGTTTGTTGGATCTACATCAGATCTTCAACGCAAACTATTAGATAAGATGAAAGTAATTGATGGCGACTCTGAAGAATAACGAATTAGGTTACTTAGGTAATCCAAACGTTAAAAGAGATGGTGTACAAGAGGCTTGGTCTCAAGAGCAGGTTGTAGAATATACAAGATGTCTTAGAGATCCAGTTTACTTTGCTACAACCTATCTTAAGGTAGTACACCTTGATCATGGACTTGTGCCTTTTGCTTTGTATCCATATCAAGAAAAGATGTTTAATCATTTCAATGATAATAGATTTTCTATTGTGCTTGCTTGTCGTCAGTCAGGTAAGTCTATCTCATCGGTGGGATATTTACTATGGTATGCTCTGTTTCATCCAGAACAGACTATTGCGATACTAGCAAACAAAGGTGCAACTGCACGTGAGATGCTGGCTCGTATTACATTAATGCTTGAGAATCTACCGTTCTTTCTACAACCTGGATGTAAAGCATTAAATAAGGGTTCCATTGAGTTTTCTAATAATAGCCGTATCATCGCTGCTGCTACTTCAGGATCGTCCATTCGAGGCATGTCTGTCAATCTCCTATTCCTTGACGAGTTTGCCTTTGTTGAAAACGCAACAGAGTTTTACACTTCAACATACCCTGTTGTGTCGTCAGGTAAATCTACAAAAGTAATTGTTACTTCTACAGCGAACGGCTTAGGTAACATATACCACAAATTGTGGGAAGGTGCAGTACAAAGCACAAATGAATTTAAACCATTTAGAGTTGACTGGTGGGATGTACCAGGTAGAGATGACGAATGGAAGAAACAGACAATTGCAAATACATCAGAGTTACAGTTTAACCAAGAATTTGGTAATACCTTCCACGGCACTGGCAATACACTGATATCAGGCGATTGTTTATTAAGTTTACAAGCTCAGCATCCTATCTTTACACAAAACAATGTAAAAGTATATGTTAAACCTGAAGAGAATCATGACTATATGGTCTTTGTCGATGTGGCAAAGGGTAGAGGTATGGATTATTCAACGTTTAACATAATAGATGTAACTACTAAACCATTTCAACAAGTAGCAGTATACAGAGATAATATGATCTCTCCACTACTCTTACCAGATATCATCTATAAGTATGCTAAGACATATAACGAAGCTTATGTAGTTATTGAATCGAATGATCAGGGTGCGGTTGTATGTAATGGTTTATATTATGATTTAGAATATGAAAACGTATTCGTTGAATCAATGATTAAAGCTAATTCAATTGGTGTGACTATGACAAGAAAGGTCAAACGTATTGGATGTTCTAATATTAAAGATCTTGTTGAACAAAGTCAAATTAGCATTGTCGATCAAGATACAATTATAGAAATGTCTACGTTTGTTGCTAAAGGTTCTTCTTATGAAGCTGCCGATGGTAATCACGATGACTTAATGATGAACTTAGTTATGTTTGGATGGTTTGCTGCAACTCCGTTCTTTGGTGAAATGACAGACATTGATATGAAAAGCATGATGTATGCTGAACAACAAAGAATGATCGAAGATGACGTAGTACCTTTTGGAGTTTTCGATGATGGTGTAGTAGATGAAGTTGAAACTATCAGAGAAGGTGGAGATACCTGGTACGTTCAGAAAGATACATTCTTCTAAAACTGTATATATATAAATAATATCAGTGAAACCATCTTATTATGAAAACTTATTAAATTCTCAATGAAGGGGAAAAATACATGGCATTCCAAGTCTCACCTGGTGTCCAGGTTAAAGAAATTGACTTGACTAATGTTGTTCCTGCTGTATCTACATCAATCGGAGCTATTGCTGGTGCATTCCAGTGGGGTCCTGTTGAGGAGATTACAACGGTAGGATCAGAACAACAGTTAGTTAGCATTTTTGGTAAACCTGATTCTGACACTTACAAATATTTTTATCCAGCTGCGCAATTCCTGCAGTATGGTAACTCATTGCGCGTTGTCCGTGCAACAACAGGTAACTTAAACGCTACTGCTTCTGGCACAGGCCTTTTAGTTAAAAACGACGATCACTATGATACTGTAACACCTGGTGCTACAGACACATGGATCGCTCGATTCCCAGGTACTTTAGGTAACTCATTAGCAGTTTCAGTTTGTCCCGCAGATGCAACAGCCTTTGCTGGTTGGGCTTATGCAGGTAACTTTGACTCAGTTCCTGGTACATCATCTTATTCAGTTGCTAATAGCGGTGATACTGCAGACGAAATGCATATCGCGGTTATTGATGAAGACGGTGCATGGACAGGTACAGCTGGTACAGTACTTGAAACTTTCGCATTCGTATCTCAGGCATCTGATGCCAAAGCTGATGACGGAACGGACAACTATTACGCAAACGTAATTAACAATCAATCTGCATATGTACGTTGGGGTGCACACTACTCTTCGTTTACAGATGCTGGTTCTGCGGTTAATGCTGCAGCAGGTTCTGCATTCGTAACAGGTTCAGCAGCTGTCGGTGCATCACTTTCAGGTGGCACAACTGATAACGCAGCAACTGTTGGCGAACTATCAACTGCATATGACTTGTTTGACGATGCCGAAACAGTAGACGTTAACTTGCTAATTGGTCCTGAAACTGCAGCTGCAGATGATGTGACTATGGCAAACTACATGATCGCTATAGCCGAAGGCCGTAAAGATTGTGTTGCGTTTGTTTCCCCTGCTGTTGCAGAAACAGTAAACAATGCTACTGCAGCTACAGATGTAAAAGCTTGGGCAGATGCTCTAACTTCTTCATCATACGCTGTAATCGATTCAACAGCATTATACGTATACGATAAGTATAACGACGTATATCGTTGGATTGTTGCATCAGGTGCGGTTGCTGGTCTATGTGCAAACACAGACAATGTAGCAGACGCATGGTTCTCACCAGCTGGTTTCACAAGAGGTCAAATTCTTGGTGTAACTAAAATTGCTTTCAACCCTAAGAAAGCAGCACGTGATGACTTGTATAAAGCTCGTGTTAATCCAATCGTTAGCTTCCCTGGTGAAGGTATCATCTTGTTTGGTGACAAAACAGCTTCTACTCGTCCAAGTGCATTCGATCGCATTAACGTTCGTCGCTTATTCATCACATTGGAAAAAGCTGTATCAACAGCTGCTAAGTTCCAGTTATTTGAATTCAACGATGAGTTTACACGCGCTCAATTCCGCAACCTAGTTGAACCATTCTTGCGAGATGTAAAAGGTCGACGCGGTATCACGGACTTCTCAGTTATTTGTGACGCAACAAATAATACTGGTGCAGTAATCGATGGTAACCGTTTCGTAGCTGATATATACATCAAGCCTGCTCGTTCGATTAACTTTATCACTCTGAACTTTATCGCTACACGAACAGGCGTTGAATTCAGTGAAATCATCGGTCAGTAAGGAGACATAAAATATGGCTATTTTAGGCGTAGATGACTTTAAATCCAAGTTGACAGGTGGCGGTGCCCGTGGTAACTTATTTAAAGCAACACTAAACTTTCCTGGTTATGCCGGAGGCAACGTTGAGCTAGCATCATTCATGTGTAAAGCTGCTCAGCTACCTGCTTCTATCATTGCACCAATCACTATCCCATTCCGTGGACGTCAGTTGCAAATTGCAGGTGATCGTACATTCGAACCGTGGTCAGTGACAATCATCAATGACGTTCAAATGGAAACACGAAGTGCTTTCGAACGTTGGATGAATGGTATTAACCAGCACAACGCAAACACTGGACTAACTAACCCTGTTGACTATCAAGCAGACATGGTTGTAGAACAGTTAAATAAGGCAGGAGAGTCTGTTAAACGATATGACTTCCGAGGAACTTTTCCAACTAACATCTCTGCAATCGATGTATCATACGATTCAGAAAATGTTATCGAAGAGTTTACAGTTGAACTTCAAGTTCAATACTGGGAATCAAATACGACTTCTTAAACCCTTATAAATAACAGTATAAGCAGAGGGGATTTACTCTCCTCTGCTATTATTGAGAGGATATTACATTGGCCGACTTTTTTGGTTTTGAAATAAAGAAAAAGGATCAAGAAAAGGAAGATCGCAAACGCGCCTCCTTTGTTGCTCCTATGGATGAAGATGAAGGTATTGGTAACGTAATCAATGCCGGTGGTCATTACGGCCAGTATGTTGATATTAATGGTGACCAAACTAAGTCAGAAAAAGAACTTATTTTTAAGTACCGAGATATCTCTCAGCATACAGAATGCGATGCAGCAGTTGAAGACATTGTTAACGAATCTATCGTTTCTGATGATGACTCCTCACCAGTATCGCTTATCATGGATGATTTAGATCAACCTGATCGCATCAAGAAAATGATGTCAGAAGAATTCGAGAACATTGTTGCTATGCTTAATATGAACTGGTATGGCCACGACATCTTCCGTCGTTGGTACGTCGATGGACGTTTGTACTACCATAAGATCATAGATGAGTCTAATCCTAAGAATGGTTTAATTGAACTACGTTCTATTGATCCTACAAAGATTCGCAAAGTACGTGAGCTCAAGAAAGAAAAAGATCCTAAGACAGGTGCTGAAATTATAGTAGGTGCTAGTGAATATTTTATCTTCCAAAACGATTCACTTGGAAATAAGTCACAAGGTCTTAAGATTGCAAAAGATTCTATTACATACGTTACTTCTGGACTATTAGATCCAAGTCGTAAACGTATCTTATCACACCTACATAAAGCACTGAAGCCTGTTAATCAGCTTCGTATGATGGAAGATTCATTGGTAATCTATCGTCTTGCACGTGCTCCTGAACGTCGTATCTTTTATATTGATGTAGGTAACCTTCCAAAAGGTAAAGCAGAAGAATATCTACGTAACATCATGGCAAAGTACCGTAACAAAATGGTTTACGATGCTGAAACTGGTGATATGAAAGATGATAAAAAGCATATGTCA